CTAGAAAGCTCTAGAGTTTCCTACGACAGGGAAATGAAAGAGATGAAAGAAACCATTAAAGCAATCTTTAACAAACTCGACAGTATAGAACATGCGCTGCGAGAAAGATAATGGACCCTATTACCATTATATCTGGTGCCACTGTAGCATTTAACGCTATTAAAAAAGGTATTCAGGTAGGTCGTGATCTACAAGACATGCACGGACAGTTATCCCAATGGGCTAGTGCCATGTCAGACTTAGGTGAAGCTGAGAAGAGGGTAAACAACCCACCGTGGTGGAAATCTCTTGGTGGATCTGTAGAGGCAGAAGCTTTAGAGGTTTGGAATGCCAAGCGTAAAGCAGATGCTATGCGTAATGAACTACGGCAACACATAAGCTTTGTATACGGTCCACCAGCTTGGGAAGAACTTGTACGCACTGAGGCTAAGATCCGTAAACAAAAGAGAGACCACGAATACCGTAAGGCTGAGATACAAGAGACTATTATTACTTGGACTATATCAATCTTACTTCTGTTATCGGGTATAGGTGCTTTAGCGTTCTTTATATGGATTAGTTCAAAGTAATGAAAAAGGTTGGTAATAAGTACTACGTTTATGATAAGAACGGTAAGATACTTATTATTACTACGAATAGAAGGATAGCTGATAATGTCTATAACACCAGAGTGGTTGGATAAGTGGCGCATCTGGCCCCGTATGATTATAACATTGTATGGCTTTGCATTCTATAAAACGACAACATGGTTTATGGCTTTACCAGACCCAACTAATGCACAAGCTGGTTTCGTATCTGTTATTGTAGGTGCAGGTGCAGGTTTCTTTGGGATATACGTAAATGGTAAAAACACGAGTACTGTTAACTATACTACTAATAACCCTGATAAGTAGTTGCAGCCAGATACCCTCATTTCTATTTGGTGGTGGTGGTCCGAACGTAGCAGCGAATACGCAGATAGGTAAAGAGAATAACCAAGGCATAAACATAAAGACTACAACTGAATCTGCACTACGTCCTGAGAACGTCATAGAGGCTCCTGTAGACACTATAAACCAAAATGTGACCCAGACCACCAACGTAGACCGTAGCCTCATTGTGTGGCTCGTTTTGATAGGTCTCCTTGGATGGCTACTACCTACACCTAGTCAGATGGGAAGAGCCTTACTAGAGGCGGTTACAGCCCCGTTCAAGAGGAGACAGTGATGTCTATTAAATATCGTGGTGAAACATTCAGTGGTTATAACAAACCCAAACGTACACCAGATCACCCTACTAAATCACACGTAGTACTTGCCAAGGAAGGTGATACTATTAAGATGATTCGCTTTGGGGAGCAGGGTGCTAAGACAGCTGGTAAACCCAAAGCTGGTGAGTCTGAGGCCATGAAGAAGAAACGTGCAAGCTTTAAAGCAAGACACGCAAAGAACATCGCAAAAGGTAAGACGAGTGCGGCTTACTGGGCTAATAGGGAAAAGTGGTGATGTGGTTTGCTGTTGTATTCTTCTGTACTGTCCCTTCTGACCTAAACTCTTGTGTACTTTCAGGTAACACTTCTGTGATGCACACCAGCGAAGAGGCATGTCTAGAAGATGCACGTGGTTATGCTACTGTGTTACTTATGCAGAACATCTACGCTAGACCAGCTTGTTTTAAACTAGGAGAAAATACGTAATGATTAGTATAGGCTTGATGGCAAGAGGGGAACCTAAGATCCCTACAGCATCAGAGAATAAGAAAACAACAGAACGCCTAGTAGCTGAGTGGAGTCTTGGCCCTGCTCAAGGATCTGATGAACCTGGTTCTAATGCTGACTTCTGGAAAGCTATTGCTAAGAAGTGGGATGTACCAGAGGATCAAGCTCGTAGACAGCGTTGTGCTAATTGTGAGTACTTTGTAGACACACCCTCTATGCTAGAGAAGCTAGAAGAGATTCCATATAATGATATGGATAAAACTGGTGGTGGAAGAGGTTTCTGTAAGAAGTTTGAGTTCATCTGCCATAACCTTCGTACTTGTCAAGCATGGGAAGGTCCACACGAATTTGGAATGCCAGAGGAAAGCTAATGCCTATCAATAAAGTTCCAGGTGGTTACAAGTGGGGTAAGTCAGGTAAGGTTTATCCAACACGTAAAGGTGCTGAAAAGCAAGCACAAGCCGCTTACGCATCAGGGTACACAGGTATGGCTGAGGGTGGTTTGTGGGATAACATTCACGCTAAAAGAAAACGTATTGCTGCAGGTAGCGGTGAGACTATGCGTAGTAAAGGGGCCAAAGGCGCTCCAACAGATAAAGCCTTTAAGAAAGCACAAGGGTACAGTGAAGGCGGTTACGTCAACTGTGGTGCATCTATGAAACCAAATAGAACTGCGAGAAAATAACTATGTATAAATTTTTAATCCAAATGGGTAAAGAGATCTTAGGTACTAACTCTAAGAATGTCTTTGATGACCTAGTTAGACAAGGTGGTAAGCGAGTACCAGCCTCTAAGCTTCCTAAAGATGCTAAGGTTAAGAAAGCCCCAACAGTACCTAACCCTAAAACATCTAAGGGTACGTACACACGTCCTCAGCCTCCAGCGGCACGTCCTAATACGACTGCACCTGCTAAACCTGCAGCACCTCAGTCTACTTCGGTAACTAAGCCAAAGATGGACACAACCTCTGTTGCATCTCCTAAGCCGAAGGCTAGTGTACCAGCAACTGCAACACGTACATCTCCAACTCAGAAGGCTAAGACTAAGCCACCTCTGATGCCTAAGGATAAGGTTAAGGTTCGTGCTAATGTACCACCTAAACCTAAATCAGCAAACCCAGCTAAACTACGTACAGCTACGGCAGCAGCAACTCTGGCATCACAGCCTACAGCAGAGTTGAAGAAGCCAGCAGCTGAGACAAAAGCAAACAACAAAGCTGGTGAGATGCCAAAGGTTACGAAAGTAGAACCTAAGAAGCCAACAGCTGCTCCTGAGAAGTCTCTACGTCCTAAGGCACGTCCAGAGAAAACTACTAAGAAGTCTACACCTTCTAAAACTTCAGCAGCACCAAAGACTACAGCACCAAAAGCAGATCCTTTGGCAGGTTGGAGTGAACCACGCCGTAAAGCCCTTAGCTCTGCTAAGATTGGTCAAGACGCTGGTGACGGAATGAAGTGGGTTGTTGGTGCTAACTCTAATGCTCTTGTCCGTACTCGTGATGAAGCTAAAGTTAAAAACCAACTAAGCCTTAAGAAGTACCTAAAGTAAATTACTCTAACACACACACAGGAGAAACAAATGAGTAACCCATACCAAATCCGTACAGATCTTCTAGCTATGGCAAAAGAGATGCTAGACAAATCTTATGACTCTCAAATGGAAGTAGCCCGTAAAGCTATGGACATCTACAAGGAAAACACTGATCAAGCACTAGAAGCTTGGCAAAAGTATATTCCTAAGATGTACACCCCAGATGAGATCAAAGCCAAAGCAGAAGAACTGTACACCTTTGTATCTAAGGATAACAAATAATGTCACTAGTATCGCAGGGTAAACCAGCACGAAGAAAAAGCTTTTGGGCTGACGTAAAGGTGGACGGTACGGTCTATGATATGTACACCTGCCCTGCTAACTGTACTGCAGAAGTAGATATGATCCATGTTGTGAACGCTAATGGTAACACATCGGTGTTTGTGTACTGGGATATTGCTGCAGCGAATGTACCTCCTGCTCTACAGGCTACATACCCTACGGGCTACACATCAAACCTTGTTGGCGGTAAGAACATGTCAGTTGGTGATTTTTTTACTCTAGCAGATGCAACCCTTGTGTTACAGCCTGGTGATAAGATCCAAGTTAAGTCTTCTGGCGCTAATCCACCACACGTAGACGCAGTATGTTCCGTAACTGAAACATTTGTCCCAGTAGGGTAATAGCGGGGTTGCAATATTAACAATAGTATGATATAACTATATGTGTAAAACTAGTCTCCGAGGGTAATAGTACCCAGCAAAGGAGACACACATGCTAAAACTGTTAAAGAAACTATACAAAGCAATCGAAGATAACCAACAGAAACGTGCAGCATACTACATGCTAACTAAATATACTGACCGTGAATTGCACGACATAGGTATTGGTCGGTCACAGATACGAGAAATAATCTATGGCAAGACAGCTGACTGAAAAACAACAGAAGTTCCTAGAGGTTCTGTTTGATGAAGCAAAAGGCGATCCCCTGCAAGCTAAGAGACTGGCAGGGTACGCTGACTCTATGTCTACTAAAGAGGTTGTAACAGCCCTCCAAGACGAGATCGCAGAGCAAACTAAAAGATTTATTGCTCAGTCCTCTACTAAAGCTGCGTACACTATGTTCAGTGTTATGGCTGATCCAACAGACTTAGGTGTCAAAGAGAAGATGATGGCCGCTAAGGATATCTTGGATCGTGCAGGTTTTGTTAAAACAGATAAGGTAGAGGTAAGGTCAGCAGAGCCTCTGTTTATTTTACCATCTAAAGATAATGCCGAAGATCAAGACTAGTCGAGCTTCAAAAGCAGAGTACCCAACTAAGGTAGACTGGCAGGTTCCACTCAGAGGAGACAACGGTGAGTGGTATCCTATCATACGAGTTGGAAGACACGTACCTTTCGGTTACAAACAGGACGAAGACGACCCTGATCTGCTCGTACCCATCCCAGAAGAATTAGAACTTTTAGAAAAAGCAAAGCTATTCCTACAAGAGTACTCTCTCAGAGACGTAGCTCGTTGGTTGTCTCAACAGTCAGGTAGGTATATCTCACATGTAGGGTTAGACAAACGTGTCAGGATCGAAGAAAAGCGAAGACGAGCCTCGTCAAACTACCGCAACTATGCCAAAAAATATAAAGAAGCGGCAAGGAAAGCGGAGAAGATTGAAAAAGACAGACTTGGTGGTAGAGCTACCAAGCGAATCTATGGAGACGGATGGTCAGACAGTCCCAGCGACAGTGAAGCCAGCGGAGATTGATGTAGAGAAGGCTCAAAGAGAAATTATCTTTCAGCCAAATCCTGGTCCTCAAACATCTTTCCTAGCAGCTACCGAACAAGAAGTCCTATACGGTGGTGCAGCTGGTGGTGGTAAGTCTTATGCGATGGTGGCAGACCCTGTTCGCTACTTGAATAACCCACACGCAAGAATGCTTCTTGTTCGTAGGTCTACAGAAGAACTCAGAGAACTTATCTCAGTCTCTAAACAACTTTATCCTAGAGCCATTCCTGGTATTAAGTTTATGGAACGAGACAAAACTTGGGTAGCCCCTAGTGGTGCAACACTCTGGATGTCTTACCTTGACCGTGACGATGACGTTATGAGATACCAAGGTCAAGCGTTTAACTGGATTGGTTTTGACGAACTTACACAGTGGCCCACAGACTACGCTTGGAACTACATGCGTTCACGTCTACGTTCTACTAGAGCAAGTGGTCTTCCTCTGTACATGAGGGCAACAAGCAACCCAGGTGGACCAGGACATTACTGGGTAAAGAAAACCTTTATCGACCCACAGACACCTAATAAATCTTTCTGGGCTACGGATCAAGACGGTGAAGTCATCTCTTGGCCTAAAGGACACAGCAGAGAAGGTGAGCCTCTTTTCAAGAGAAAGTTTATCCCTGCAACTCTGTTTGATAACCCTTACCTGTCTGACGATGGGATGTACGAAGCCAACCTTTTGTCTCTCCCTGAGCATCAGAGAAGACAGCTTCTGGAAGGCGACTGGGATATTAACGAAGGTGCAGCCTTCCCTGAGTTTAACCGTAGAGTTCATGTTGTAGAACCATACGACATACCCAGCAGTTGGCCTAGGTTTAGAGCAGCAGACTATGGTTACGGATCTTACTCAGCTGTATTGTGGTTTGCTGTAGCACCAGATGAACAGCTAATAGTCTACAGAGAGATGTACGTAAGTAAAGTTCTTGCAACAGATCTAGCTGATATGATTTTAGAGGTTGAAGCTGACGAGAAAATAAGGTATGGTGTTCTCGACAGTTCTCTCTGGCATAAGAGAGGTGACACAGGTCCGTCTCTAGCAGAGCAGATGTTAGTCAAAGGCTGTCGATGGAGACCAGCAGATAGATCTAAAGGTTCACGTATAGCTGGTAAGAACGAGTTACATAGACGACTACAGCTTGATGAGTTCACAGAACAACCACGTATTGTCTTTTTTAGTAACTGCCACAACACTATCGCACAGTTACCATCTCTACCCTTAGACAAAACAAACCCTGAGGACGTAGACACAAAAGCTGAAGACCATATCTACGATGCTTTACGGTATGGTATCATGACAAGACCAAGAAGTAGTCTGTTTGATTTTAACTCAGCTAACCAAAGGACTGGTTTTCAAGCAGCTGATTCAACATTTGGATATTAAGGAATAACTATGGAAGAAGATGATATCTTGGCCGAAGAAGTCTACATGGAAGATGCTGAAGTATCTTTTATCGAAGACGTAGAAGAGGGAGCTTTCTCTGACCCTCAAGTAGGCACTATTGTAAGTTATGTCCAACAGAGATTCAATAAAGCTGAGACAGCTAGATACGTTGAGGAGCAACGTTGGATCAATGCTTACAGAAACTACCGTGGTATCTATGGCCCAGATGTTAAGTTCACTGAGGCAGAGAAGTCCAAAGTATTCGTTAAAGTTACTAAGACTAAAGTTCTAGCAGCTTACGGTCAGATTGTAGAGGTTCTGTTCGGAGCTAATAAGTTTCCTATCAGTATTGACCCAACAATCCTACCTGAGGGTGTCTTCGAAGCTGTGCATCTTGAAACAGATGATATGTCTAAGAAGATGGCTAGTCAGCAACAAGCGGCTCCTGCTCCAGCTGGACCACAAGAAGCCCCTACTCTTCAACCTGGGGAAACACTTGTAGACTTCAGAGAAAGACTAGCTGGTCTAAAAACTAAACTAGCTCCTTTCCAAGATAGCCTTAAAGAAGGTGAGGCAGAGTCACCTACTCAGATTACTTTCCATCCTGCTATGGTTGCAGCTAAGAAGATGGAAAAGAAGATCCATGACCAGCTAGAAGAATCTAACGCTAGAAAAGAACTGCGTACAGCAGCCTTTGAGTGTGCTCTGTTTGGCACAGGTATCATGAAAGGCCCATTCGCAGTAGACAAAGAATATCCTAACTGGACAGAGGAAGGTGAGTACAAGCCTGTCTTTAAGACTATGCCACGGTGTTCTTCTGTTTCTATTTGGAACTTCTATCCAGATCCTGACGCATCTAACATGGATGACGCAGAGTACATTATTGAACGTCACAAGATGTCTCGCTCTCAGATTAGAGCACTTAAGAGAAGACCGTTCTTCCGTGAGAATGCTATTGATACAGCAATCACAATGGGTGAGTCCTACACTAAAGAGTGGTGGGAACAAGTCATGGAAGATGATGACACTCAGACACAGAGTGAACGTTTTGAAGTCCTAGAGTTCTGGGGTTTCCTAGATACTGAGCTTCTGAGAAACCAGAATGTTGAAATCCCTGAGGAGATGGAAGACTTAGATCAAGTAGCTGTAAACGTCTGGATCTGTAACAACCAAGTTCTACGTCTAGTCCTTAATCCATTTACACCTGCTTATATTCCTTACTACGCAGTTCCTTACGAAGTTAACCCATACTCATTCTTTGGTGTTGGCATCGCAGAGAACATGGACGATACTCAGACACTGATGAATGGTTTCATGCGTATGGCTGTTGATAACGCTGCGCTCTCTGGTAACCTTATCATCGAAGTAGATGAGACTAACCTAGTACCTGGGCAAGACCTGTCTGTATACCCAGGCAAAGTATTCCGTCGTCAAGGTGGTGCCCCAGGTCAAGCTATCTTTGGAACTAAGTTTCCTAACGTCTCTAACGAAAACTTACAACTGTTTGATAAAGCAAGGGTGCTTGCAGATGAATCAACTGGCTTCCCGTCTTTTGCACATGGTCAAACTGGCGTATCGGGTGTGGGTCGGACTGCAAGTGGTATTTCTATGCTCATGTCTGCTGCTAACGGTTCTATTCGTAATGTGGTTAAGAACGTAGACGACTACTTGCTATCACCTCTAGGTAAAGCTTTCTTTAACTTCAATATGCAGTTCGACTTTGACGAAGAGATCAAAGGTGACCTAGAGGTTAAAGCACAAGGTACTGAAAGCTTGATGGCTAACGAAGTTCGTAGTCAACGCCTAATGCAATTCTTGCAGATCACACAGAACCCAACCCTAGCCCCATTTGCTAAGATGGACTACATCATCCGTGAGATTGCTAAGTCTATGGATCTTGACCCTGATAAAGTTGTGAACTCTATGGCTGATGCTAGACTGCAAGCAGAACTTCTAAAAGAGTTCCAAGCACAGAATCCACAAGAAGCTCCACCTCAACAGGGTGTCCAAGGGCCACAAGCCCCACAGGGCCAAGGAGCGGCCACAGGAGTGCAGGATACCTCTGGTGCAGGGGGTGGCAACATCGGAACTGGAACAGCGCCTCAGCCAGGAGAACAGGGCTTCTCAGGCAACACTGGTGAACAAGGTGCTGCATGAGCCTAAAGTTAATAGTCAATAACAAAGACTCTTGGGATGCTCTTCTAGAAGAACTAGATGAACGTATCCTGTTTGCACACAAACAACTCGAACAGCGGTCAGAGATTGAAGAGATGTACAGATTCCAAGGAGAAGTACGTGCTTTGAGATCTCTGAAAAGACTAAGGGACAAAGTGAATGGTTGACGTATCTAAGAGACCAAAGAAAAGACCAGAGGGTTTAGGTGCAAAGAAAAGTAATCCAGAGAAGTCTCTTCGTCCTGTCTTAAGTCCTGCTGATCGTGACCAGTCTGGTTTAGCTGAGGTAGAAGCAAGAGCAGATTTTGATCCAGCTTTATCTTGGAACCCTATTGCACGTTTAGGTTTTGAAGGTTATAATACAGACAAGGTAACTGACTTTCAGCTTACACCTGAGGTT